GATGGACTGAGTTCGTCCAGCATCGCTGTCTCATCAATGGTGATGATCTTCTCTTGAGGGAACCCAAAGTGGGATCCGATATCCTGAAAAAGGCCGTCATACGCAATGGCGGGGAAGTAGGGCTTATCGTCAATGAGGACAAGAGTGGGGTCTCCGCAGTCCATGCGGAGATAAATTCCACCATGTTCGAACGTTCCATGGCGGGGTGGGAGAAGAAAAAGAAAACAAACGGAAATTCTCTGTATATGTCACCTGACGTCCAGGATGTCCTCGGAGTCGCCTTCGACGGCACACGGACGAAGGAAGGTTTCATACGAGTTGTACGCGCAAATGCGAAGCTTTTGGCTGAGCAGGAAGATAAGCTTCTCTGGAAGCTACCCTTCTCGTACCAGGCCGCAGCGAGGAAAGATAAGAAGATAAAGAAATCGCTGTTAGTGAGCCCTCCTGCCTCGCAGGATGACCAGTGGAATCTGTTCCCGGTCGTTTCGGCCCCAGAGGGCTATGAGATGACCCATGAAGAAACCAAGGAAATCCTGACTTCGGAGGTAGACAGAGTCCGAAAAAATGCGATCGAACTACAGAAGGCAAAGGCAATGAAAACCTTCTGCCGGCGGAAGGGGATTACTGATACGTGGGCCCAGTTTACTTTTGGACCCCGTAAAGTAGAAAAGCCAATTCCCCACGGGAAGAGCTGGCGGTCGCTTATAAAAAAGAAAAAGGGTCCTGTCGAGGAAAAAGTCCTTCGATGCCTCGCAGAGGCCTACCTAACAAAGAAGAAAGAAAGGCTGGTGAGAGAAGAGGTCGAGACAACCTCTGCCGCGGGTATGTTCGATTTGTTTCACGACATTTCGCTGTACCCCAGTGCAATTCAATATTTAACTGAACTCATCAGGGTGGATACACCAAAATCTTGTCTGGAGCGAAAATCCCCCCAAGCAGCGGATTATATCTGGTTCCTCTCCTGTCACCAGGAGACGGAGCTGCGCCCAACCCCAGTCCAAGCCAGGAACTGGGAGTGGAACGCACGATTTCTTAGTTTTTCGGAACAAAGGGAATTACTGGAGAAAATGAAACTGCTTTTGACAAAGCTTAGGCGAGACGTCTAACGAGCTGCGGTAGCGCAGTGGTTATGCATCCTACGGGATGAGTATAAGGTGGG